GGGTGGTGGAGCTGCGCGCCCACGGTTCCATGTCCGTGGCGACGCTGATCAGGTGGGCGCGGAGATCGGCCAGGAGCTGCGGCGCCGTGGCGTAGTCGCGGCCCTCGCGGACGGCGGCGGCAAGCCGGAAGATCGTGTTCTTGTGGACGCCGAGCGCCCTCGACAGATCGCCCTGCCATTTGTCGCCATAGAGCGCCTCGGCGAAGTGCGCGAGGGCGGCGGCGTAGTTCGGCGGTTCAGGTTTCACTGGCCGACGTCCAGGTCGAGCAACTCGGCGAGCGTGTGAAATGCCGAGATCGCAGAGGCGGCTTCCTCGGCGTCGCAGTCGTCGGCCGCATCGGCTTCGCGCGAGGCGATTGCCGCCATCACAGCTTCGGTAAGCCAACCGCGATCAGCGGCGCTTAGGTGGAAAGTGCGGCGAGGTTCGGTGGGCATCGTTCGGGGTCCTTTGTTGGAGTTGGTGCTAGCGATACGGCTGCAGGTTGGTGGCATCAATCCGGCACCACTACAAACTCGACGTCGTCGTCGCCGAACAAGCCGATGCTGCGGCGATCTAGCTGGCGTTCGAGGAGGCGCATAGCGCCGGGATAGCTGGTGTGATGGGCGCTGATCAGCTCACCGGCGATGCTCGCCCAGGCGCGGTATTGGCCGCCGCCCAGGTAGTAGCACCCGCCGATCTCGCCCAGCAGGCCGGGGGCGGCGCTTAGGATGCGGGTGGCGCCGGGGAGGCGTCGCCAAGTCAAGGTAACGGTCATAGTCGAAAGGGTCCTTTCACCCGGTAGAGACGCCACGCTGGCGCTCAGTCGAGAGGCGGCGACGCCGCCCCTCCGCTGAACGCGAGCGGCTAGGCGGCGACGCCGTTGACGGTGAGCGCGAAGCGCCGCGCCTTGGCGGCGCCCGTGGTCGAGTGATCCCAGATAACCATGCTGACGCGCGCCTTGGCGCCGGTCCCGCCGCACGCCTTGCACGCGGCGCACTGGGTCTTCGCGCCAGCCTCCTTCGAAGCCGTGCAGCGCGCCTCGCCCGAGATCGGCGCGGAACCCGGCTCGGCGACGCGGAACGTGCGCCACCCCGCACCCCACGCTGCAGCGGCTTCCGCCTCGCTGTCGGCGCTCGCCATGGTGAGCGATGCGAAGCGCCGATCGCCGGTGCGCCATTGGTGAGTGTAGCCGGTGCGCGACGCCGCGCCGGCCGTGATCATGCGCCACAGCTCGAACGGCGCCGCGGCGGGATCGCCGTAGGACCCGAGCCGGACGTGACGGCCGGTCAGCAGCTCGGCGGCTTCGGCGTCGCTCACGGTGCGGTAGATGCCGCGCTTGTAGGCCTTCCACACGACCAGCGGCGCTTGACCAACGCGGACGTAGCAACGCGCCGCGCCAGTCGCCTTGGCGAGGATCGGCCGATGTGGGCAGGCGCCGCAGATCGAGGCGTCCGCGCCGGACTTCAGCGCCGCGTTGGGGGCGATGTCGGATCGCAGGATGAACGTCTGCACCTGACCGCCGGTCTTGCTGTTGCGCGAGCCGCGCTTCAGGCCAGTCGCGATGACGACGATGGGCTCGCCGTCGATGGCGCTCGCGCCTTCCCAGAGAATGACGCCGTTGGGGTTGAACACTTGAGAAGCCTCCTGGGCGGTGGTGACAAAACGTCATCACCTGAGGTGGCTTCTAGGAGGCTGCTGCTATGGTGTCAATTCATCACCACCGTGCGGCGGCTGCGACAGGCTGACTCACCCCGACCCGCGGCGTCCGACACGCCCCGACCCGTGGGATGATGATGTTGCGCGAGATCGTGGCCGACCCAGCCAAGCAGCGCGACAGAACAGCGTGACAATGATCACGGTTCTATCACTGTTCTATCACGAACCCCGGAAAGATGAGCCGGGTCAACGACTTGGCACGGCGTAGAACAGCAGAACAGCAGAACAGCCTAATTCCTATCATGTGATCGCGCGCATGATCGCACGATGGGTCTGAGGCTGTTCTGCTGTTCTCCTGTTCTCTGATAGTGTAAATGATTGACTGTAATCAACTAATAGACCTAAGAGACAGAACACGCAGAGAACAACGGCTTAGCTTAGGCTGTTCTCTGCTTGCCGACCTCCAGCGCGGGTCTAAAATACGGGTCGGATATGACCGACACAGCGCCAGAGATCGCCGAAACCCTGCCAGCAAGGCCACTGCTGCAGCGTCGGGGCCGACCGCCCGGCGCGCAGAATCGCCGCAGCCTCGACCTCGCGCGATGGATCGAACACCAGTATGGCGGGCTGACGCCCGGCCAGCAGTCGGCCGCCGTGGCGTTGGTGACGCCTGCCGACGTCGAGGCGGCGCCGGCTGCAGCTCGGGACCTGGGCATAGTCGACCTCGACCTTGAGCCGCTGCTGCTCGCCCTTGTGGTCAAGGCGACGCGGTTGGCGCGGGCGCTGAAGTGCGAAGCGGTCGAGGCGTGGGCGATCCTCGCGAAGGAGCGCGGCGATCTCATGCGCTACGTCCACCAAGTGCAGCCGCAGGCGAAGCCGACGTCGAATCTGCCGACCGCGACGGTGTTCTTGGTCCCTGAAGGCGAGGCGCGCGAGGCGCTCGCTCAGCTCCCCGGCGACGAAAGCCAAGACCCTGATTTCTTTGACTATTTCGACGGCGAGCCGGACGTCGTCGGAAACGTGGCGTCGGAAGCCGACGAAAAGCCGTGATGTTTCAGCAGCTTAGCTCGCCACCCAGCTAATCGACAATCAACGCGGCGGCGTCGCCGGCATGCTCTGGGTCGGCTGCTCTGGCTGGCCGGCAGCGACCCGACGCCCCGGCCACCCCCTCCCGGCCATCGGCCCCCTGGACTTTGGGGCTCGCTCCGTCGACTTCGCGAGATTCGAAGCCTCGTCCGACCGCCTGCCTGGTGTCGGACACTCGAACCCTCCAACAGCGGGTACGGGTGTGGACGACCCAGGTGTCGACGTCAGGAGCTGGGACTTCGCCGGGCCGGTGGAGCGCAATTACGAGCTGTCGCGCGCCCCGGTCAACATGATCGTCGGGCCCACGGGTGGGGGGAAGACCACCGGCTCGGCCAGGCGGTGCCTGCGGGTGGCGCGGTGGCAGGAGCCCAGCCCGCGGGACGGGGTGCGCAAGGCCAGGATCGTGGTCGTCTGCCCCACCTACCGGCGCGCCTGGGACACGGTGATGCCCAGCTACTTCAAGGTCTTCCGCCAGTCGATCGGCGAATTTCGGGGATCTCGTGGCGACCCGGCCGACCACTTCTTCGACGCGATACTGAACATCGAAGGTAGTGCGAGCCGGGTCCACGTCGAAGTGCTGTTTAGGGCGGTCAACGACCTCGACATCGAGGAGTTCTTCCGAGGATTCGAGTTCACCGCTGCGTGGCTGCCGGAGGCCGACACCAATGCCGACCTCGACGCGATCCTGTCGATGGCCTCGAACCGCGCCGGCCGCTACCCGGAGCCCGAGGACCGGCCCGATCACAGCGATGTCGCGCCCTACAAGGGTATCTGGGGCGACGCCAACGCGCCGATGATCGGCACCCCGTTCTACCGGCGGTTCTACCAGAAGCTCATGCCGACCGGGAAAGCGGCGCCGCCCACCGACCGGCTCTGGGTGCAACCCGGCGGGCGCTCGGCGAACGCCGAGAACATGAAGAACCTCAAGAAGCTGGACCCCGACTACTACGGCGCGATGGCTGCTCAGCTCGACAGCTACGACGAGCGCCGGCTGATCGACAATCGGCCGGGCTACGGGCGGCACGGCCAGCCGGTGCATCCGAACTTCGACGAGGTCACCCACGTCGCCACCCGCGACATCGCCATCGACCCCTACGCCGATCTGGTGATCAGCGTCGACTGCGGCTCGAACGCGCTGATCCCCGGCGCGACGTTCGAGCAGCGCCGGCACACCGGCCAGTGGTGCTACCTAGACGAGGTCTTCCTGCGGGAGGGCCAGATGAGCCTGCAGGAGCTGGGCGGACGGCTGCGGCAGGCCGCGGAGAGTCCGCGGTTCGCGAAGGCGAGGGGCGCGCTGATCTGCGTCGACCCGGCGGCGACGTCGCGCTCGGCGCAGACCGAGTACTCCGACGCGCAGGCGCTGCAGGAGTACGCCGGGATCGAGGTGATGCCGGCGCCGACCAACAATCCGAAGTTCCGGCGCGGCGCCCTCGACAAGCTCTTCCTGGGGCGTGTGAGCGGCGATCCGCGCGAGCCGATGATCATCATCGATCCCGCCTGCCAGGGGCTGATCGAGGGCCTGGTGGGCGGCTTCCACTACCCCCGGCGGGCCGGGCAGGTGAGCCCGACCCCGGCCAAGAACCGCCACAGCCACGTCTGTGAGGCGGCCGAATATGGACCGTTAACAATCGACGGCATGGACGCCCACGAAGGCCGGCTCATCCGACCGGCCTTCGAAGGGGGTGACGATGAGGTCCGCTCGATCCTGCCGGGAGCCTGACCAATGGCCGACGCGATGCTCAAGAAGGCGCTGCTGCCGGACGGCGACGACGGCTACTCGGTGGACTTCGCCCGTTCGCGGCTCGACCGGGCGGCGATCTACAGGTCGAGGAGGCTGAAGGCGGCCGAGCAGGGCGTCGCCTACTGGAGCGCGCAGCTCTCGTTCGCGCTGGCCCGTGACGGCCTGCGCCCTTGGGTGAAGCCCACCCTGACCACGCATGCGCTCGATGAGACGGCGCTCGGCAAGAGCAGCACCTCTGACGGCGTCAATTCGGTGAGCTGAGACGATGGCTGGCCTCTTCAACCCCCCGCAGATGAACATGCCGACGCCGCCGAACCCCTACGACACCCAGAACCGGCTGGCCGACGCGATGACGCGGCGCCTGCAGAGCGGGGGCACGCAGGGCGACACCCTCTCGGGCAGCGGCGCGGGCACCGGGCTCGGGCTGCCGAACGCGCAGGGCGCCAGCCTGCCGACTCCGACCGGGGTGGGCGGCGCCGGCAGCAATATCTTCGCAGGGCTCTCGGCGCGCACCGGCCTGAGCGGGTGAGGCGGCGATGGCGGATGGCTCGACCGCGCTGGTGAAGTCGCCGAACGTCATCACCTCGCCTGACCCGGTGAATCATTACATCCGGTACTACTACAACCTGCGCTACAACCGCGCGCAGTATGACCGCAAGTGGCAGCTCGCCAGCGACTACATCCTGGCCCGCCGCGACTTCACGGTCGCCACCAGGCCCAACCAGCTCCGACCGCACCGGATCACCTCGCAGGTGGCCACCCAGGCGAACGCGCGGGCGGCGGCGTTCGTGCTGGCCTACCTGATCGACCCGACCCGGCCGAACCTGCTGCCGAGCGTGAAGCGTGGGCTGGCGATGGCCGGGCGCTCGACCGAGCTGGACGACGAGGGCATCGGCTACCTCGACCAGACCGCCTGGACGATCTTCGACCACATGATGCTGCCGCGGGCGCGGCTGATGCTGGCCTTCAACTCGATCCTGCAGGAGTTCTGCTGCTTCGGCTGCGGGGTCATGTGGATCGGCCGCAAGCGCGGCTTCGGGCCCTACTACCAGGCGCGCCCGCTGGAGGCCTGCTGGTGGGCCGAGAACGAGCAGGGCGAGATCGACACCCTCTACTTCCGCCAGCTCCTGCCGGTGTGGCGGGTGGTGCAGCGGTGGCCGAAGGCCGGGCGCCTGCCGGGCTGGGGGGAGAAGACCGAGCTGGAGCAGCGCGACGAGTGGGAGATGACGCCGATCATCGCCGCCGTCGAGCCGCGGATGGGCGGCCGGTCGGGTGCGGTGAACGAGGCCAAGCCCTTCAAGTGGGTGATCATCAGCGAGGAGAAGAAGGCGATCCTGGCTGAGAGCGGCTTCGATTCGTTCCCCTACGCCGTCTTCCGCTACAACAACTTCCCCGGCAACGCCTACGCCGAGGGCATGGGCATCAGCGTGCTGGCCGAGGTGATGGTCCTCAACCACCTGCAGATGGCCATCGAGGACATCGTCGAGCAGAAGGCGATGCCGCCGCTGGCGTGGCCGGTGCGGATGTTCGCCAAACCGCTCGACCGCCGGCCTGGCGCGCCGAACGCCTATAATCCGGCCGGCTTAGGTATTCAGAGCGCCAAGGACGCCATCATCAAGCTCGACCTGACCGGCGATCCTGGGCCGGCTCTGGAACACATCAAGTATCTGAGCGACGTCATCGACCGCGGCTACTTCGTCGACTGGATGAACCTGCGCGAG